TTATCAATACATCGTCCCCATGTTTTACAAAGGGAAGGCCAAACGTGGTAAACGTGCCATAGATCCCCTCGTAGTATAACCTGTTCAGTTTAGTGCCTGCCTTTGTTTCTAGGTCAGTGGCACTACTAACATTAAAGAAATACAGAGAACGCTTCTCTCCCTCGAAGCCGCTCTCAGGTTGGGGTTTAGTCTCCCCTTGTTTATTTTTTGTTACAAAAGCAGAAATCTGTTGTTTGCTTTTTTTAAGTACACCGTCTTTTCGTGCAGTTGTAGTTACCTCGTTTACAGACTTTGCCACTATACCCATTTTAAAATCATCCAACCGACGATACTCCAGTTCATCCTCAATAATATTCTGCTCAAACGCAAATACAGACTGTTTAGCATCGCCGTAGTAAACCTGGTCAGCACAACGCAATTCGTTGCCCCGGAAGTAGCTCTCTACCTGGTAGTCCTTTTGCAGCCTATTTAGCACCTGACCAATAGTTTCATTTTTAGGAGTAAAGCTGTTGCCCAAGCTTATAGTAGAGTCCGAATTAATAGTAATATCTTTAAGCATATCCTTATACTTACTATTTTTCCTTGCAACAGTAAACATATCGTTCAACATATCTAGCAGAGTTCCCTTATACTCTTTATTGGGAGCCGATATCTGTTTTAACAAATACATATTATCTTCGCACTCAATTTCCACCGGCATAGCTGGAGTTATTTTGGTAATAAACCCTGTAAACTCCGTATTCATTTCCCTTACCTGTGTATCCACAGCATTAGGCGAGGAGCTTGCACTGGCAACAGGATACTGATAACCAAGACTGATAGTAACTTTGTCCCCACGCATTAACAGCGGAGGGGTAGAGGAGTTGCCCGTTACATTCTGCCCCTCCCAGGTTACTCTTTTCCCTGTATCATCAGTAAAATAAATATTCTTTGGGAACTTCAACTTTGCCGTATCCGTCAGATTCGCCCAGGACGATACTATCTCGCACTCTGTAATAAAATTAAGAGTAAACGCCTTTTTCCTGTCAGGAAAATCGCAGGTAGGAACTTGCGTAATGGTTGTTTGCGATAGTAGCCTTAGCATCAGTTAACAAGTTTTAGTTCTATAGGAGAGTCAGACACGGCGGTAATGGTAAAGGGAAATTCAGAAATCTTTCCTGCCGCCTGATCCATACTGTACGATGATACTACTATATTATAAATACCGAAAATGGTGTTAAGGTAGGCAGAGTTTATTTTTAATGCCTGCGTAGCTTTACAGATGCCCATAAGCTGAGTAACCGCTGTTATAGGAAACACACCGTTCTCGCCGGGGATAGTTCCTTTAATAGTAATCTCAAAATCCTCATCTGCTATGTATTCTTTTATGGAGCCATTTCTGCCCTGTATTTTAGTAGTAACAATATTCCGCTTCTGGCTTACGTTAAATAGCACCAATGGAAACTTTACCTTAAAGCCGGAAATATCAAGGTTAGAAAACACTGGCACATTCATGTAAAACATATCTGCCTTAGAAACCTGACTTACATCAATAGAGTTAAATGGATTACTTCCAGTTCCCGGGTCTATCTTTTCTACCTTAAAAGGCTTTAGCTGATCGTCACTGCTACTATCTGACGATGAGTTCATAAGAAATGTTTTGGTAGTAACATTATTAAGCCCGAATGTAGACTTAATACTATTGATTTGGTTGTTAATAGCACTCATATATTATACCCCCGCTGTTTTCTGGAAATCGTTTACTGATTTTATTAATACCTGAGTTAACATATCCTCTAACTGTCCTGCACCTTCTTTTACAGTAGTAGAGTGAATCTCTAAACGTTCCACCAGTTTATTAATGGTAATAGTTATTGATTTAGTAGCCGGTTGTACGGAGTTTGCAGATGGTATAGAAGGCATATCTGAACCACCGGTAAAGCCTCCTAAATCTGGAGATGTTTTAGCTTGCTCCTCCTTTTCGCTTTTTTTCTTATCCTCCTGTGCCTGTTCATAAACCTTTCGCTCATTTACGCCTTTCTGAAAAGCACCATCTTTAACAGCGGATGTAACTGCCACAACTGGGTTAGCTTCAGCAAAAGCCGTTGCTGCTTTTTTTATACCATTTCCCATTTGTTCCACACCTTCCATAAAGTGTGCAGGGTCACTTATTACTTTCCATAATCCAGAAAACACCCCTATAATACCATCCACAAACCCCTTTACAGCATTCCACATATTACTGAAAGCAGTTTTTACTACTTCCCATACACCCCATACTACTTCCCTAAATCCTTCAAAATTTTTCCAGGCAAGGTAAACAGCCCCCACCAAGCCTACTAAAGCTAATGTTACTATCCCTATTGGATTCATAGCCATAACAATATTTAATGCTGTTGTTACGGCCTCTGCTATTCCCATAACAGTATTATAAGCCGTTATGGCAAACACTAACCCACCCACAACAGTTGCTACTATTTTCACTGCAGTTTCATTATCCTGTAAAATCTTAGCAACAGAACTAGCTACATCTACCAAATCACCAAGTACCCCGTTTACCATATCAATAACGGGACTAAGGCCAACAAACAATGCACTCTGTAAAATTTCAATAGAAGTATCCATTTTTTTGATGGATGTAATTGCATTGTTTGGGTCTAAACCAGTCAGGTTTTTAAAAGCTACTTTTTGTTCCTCAGAAGATCCTGCAAATTTTTTTGCAGAATCCATCAGACCTTTTCCCGTCTTACTTATAAAGTCTCCCGCTTTTTTCATTGCATTAGAAGCATTGCCAGTTTCTTTACCTGCATTTTTCATAGAAGTAGAAATTACGCTGCTGGCCTTGCTTAGTTTGGTAGAGTCGGTAGTAACCTCTTTGGTAAATTCTTTAATAGAACTTTCCTTATGAAAGGCACCAGAAAGGTTTATAATATCTCCATTTTGCTTTTTTATAGTAGCAGAAAAACTTTGCTGAACCTTTTCCGCAACAGATATAGAATTTTTATATTCCCTTATTGTTTCGTTAAGAGCAGATATTTCCTGCTGATAAGCAAATATACTTTTTATGTTATCCTCCATTTTTCTTTAATATTCCAAGTTGGGTTAAACAAAATTGTAGTTCGGCCAGGCGGGCAAAATATTCCTCCTCGCTCAGCTCATCGGGATTAATATGAAAATAAAAGCGAATCCAGGCATCCCACTTCCTGAACTCGCTCCCTTCAAAGTCTTCAAACGCCTCCGTTAGTTTTTTTTTATTGCATTGGTAATAAACTTTACTATCCCAATAGACTCCATCAACGCACCCATATAAATGGTATCGTTCTCAGCAGACTCGCTTAGTATGCGTGGGTCGCTCTCTTCTCTCAACAGTCCATTCTCCAGGATAAGCGTACCGGCATTGGTAACCTGTCCCATGTAAAACAGGTCAATACATTTTTTCTTAAACTCCCGGTTAGGCTCTTTTATATAGCCTACTATTTCCTCTCCATCAGGCATAAATAGTAAGGGATGCACCTTAGCCTTGTACTTAACAGAAAGCTCCTCGGCCTTCTGCTCCACCTCCTTACGCCTAAGCTCCAGAGTGTCTTTTGTATCTTTTTTCTCTTTAGACATAGTTTAAAGTTTTACCATTCTATTTTTCCTACAACCAGCGGCATATCTACTTTTATCAGCTTAGCCCCTTGCTCGGCAGAGTAGCCATGCTTGGTAAACTCGCACATACGCGCCACTATTTTACGAGGCTCTGCTAATCTGTCCCCACTCAATACCAAAGGAATATCAAACGGTGGGATGTCCAGTATATCCTTATTAGGAGCAGCGTCTATTATCTTAACCAACTCATCGTAAAGCAAAGTAATAGTACCCTCGTACTTTTTGTTGCCATAGCCACGGCTTATGGGGTCAGTCCCATAACCATAGGTGTTTTCTTTTTCCTGTTCCGATGTCAGCTCTATCTTCTGGATGCCTATTACGGGCACTCCAAATAGTATAAGCGTGTTGTTGAGCCAACTGTAGTTTATTCCGTTTATAAGTGCTACTGCCATATTATTGTATGCTAGTTGTGAATCCTATTATTACCTGAATTTTTCTTGCTACGCCTGCTGGCTGCAGCAGTGCGTTTACTCTTACTATACTTGTAGAAAGCACGTTCTGAGTAGCATCTATCGTTACCTGAAAGTTAGAAAGGTCGCCATCTCGTTGCATCTGTTGCAAAGGTTGTTCGGCAAGCGTTTCCAGATAAGAGATAGTAGTATCTGCCAGCGTGCCATCAGAGTTTAACGTAAGCGGTGAGTTTAGTGCAGGCAACAGACTTACGTACATGCCCCGTTTTGCCTTGTCTATAGTACGGTTGTTTTCTATGTAAGCATAGTCGCTGCTTTGTATAATAGAACAATGCGAGTCGTTAAAGTACGTACCTGGCTGTCCTATAAATTTCCTCAGAAAAATGTACCGCTCATTGTCAATTTGCGTAAGCTCCGAGTTAGCAATGCTTCTGAATAGGGATCCTTCTGCAAAAGCAGCAGTGTCTAACTCAATACCATCAGATAAGTTAAACTTACCCACCCAGGCAATGTCCTCGCTTACTGCTGCTGCACTTATAGCTCCCAAAGTAGCTCCTATACAACTAATAGAAGTTTGACTGGTAGTAGCCTGAAACAAGCTCCATCCCTGTGCCGCACCGTCCTGACCTAAAACAACGCTTACCTTGCTGGAGTTAAGTGTAGAAAGGTCGCTTAATGAAGCCAGCGCAGAGCCTACAAAGTTAGCAGTATACAAAATAGACAACGGCATGTGCAAAGTATCCAGAGTTGCTTCGGCAGTCTGTAATCCGCTTACAGCAGAGGTAGCAAATGTAGCCTGGTCGTTGTAAATAGCAAGCTGTCTTAGTTGCCCATCAGCAAAGTTTTGCATAGTAGCAACCTCAGCCCATGTACTGCTCTGGTTAGGCGTAGAAAAGAAACCTACGTATAAACTTCCCTGCCCGCTAACAGTGTTTATTATCCTGAAGTATTCGGATATATGGTAATGATAAACAGCCAGCTTAGAAGCTACCCCACCGGAAAATGGTACAGTAGATGGACTTGTTGTTATTGTGTTGCTTATGCCAAGGTCTTGGGAGTTTAAATAAGTTCCTAATCCCTTTCTGGCTGTTATGGTAACAGTACCTTCCGTTCCTCCACTGGCAGTACCATGTGCAGCTGTATACCCATGAGTAAGTGTACCTGCATTAATGGCCGCTGCCATATTAATAGCCATAGAAACAGAATTGTCTGATGAAATTTGGGTATAACTGGTTAATGTAACTATTGTTGTTCCTCCGGAAGGAGAAGGCTCTGAAACACTTATAATAGTAATACTACCTACACTTCCTATTGCTGTAATTGTAAAGGTAGCTGTGGCCTGTGTTTCATCTGAATATGTATTAGTAATTCCTAAGGCCTCAGCGTCCGATGTCTGGAATACCTGTTTTATGTTATTTCCCGTTCCTTGGAAACCAGCGGGAAGCGAAGAATTATAAAATATAATCCCGCTTATGTAGTCTTCGCCGGGCAGTGGCCTGCCTAAGCCTCCCTGCCCCAGCTGAAATGATACGTCGTTTAACGCCATTGTTTAAATTTTTTATAGTTATGAGTTGATTTTTAATTAACCGGCATCCGTTAGAGACGGTATAATTGCTTTCCCGCCTCTTCACTCGGATATCCGGCCACTACTACTTGGAAGATTTTTTAGAATCTGTTTTAATCTCCGTCTCAAAGGACAATATTTCTTCCCTGGAAACAGTCTCTACCAGTTCATACTCTGGTTTTGCTTTGCCTACTGTTTTTATAACGGCTTCATTACCTCGGTAGCCTGTTATAACTCGCTCCAGCTCTACACGGCTGTACTTTTTCCCCTCATGCTCATGTGCATGAAAGAAGTGATGTCCCTGCTTATCAAAATATATCTTTTGAATATGAGGACTACTTTTTAGTGTAGCCGATAGACTGGCTAGTTGCTCTGGTGTTTTGCTCATTATAGACATAGGTTAAGCCGTTATTGCTCTTGATACTTCTACAAAACTTGTTCCGTCATACATAAAAGAAGCCGAAGCTTTTTTAGATGCTGTTACAGTTAATGTTCCGGAGGTAGAAAACCCAGTACCGAATGTTACTACCCTATTACTGCTATCTGCATTAAACAGGAACGTGATTTTGTCCAAAGGCATAGCATTGCCTGTAGAAGAATTAATAGTAGCTGCCCCTGTAAGCTGTTGAACCACATAGCTGGTGCATGATGCATTTGGTGCAACCAGCAGAGTCGCTGCATAGGCAGGATTATAATAACTATAAGTAATTACCCTGCCCGTATTGTCGTCGTTTGGTGTTATTCCGAATCTTGGATTTGCCATTTTTTA